GGTTGCCCTATACCGTTTGATGACGCAGTATGCTCTGCGACCGAATCTTCATCGGCATTTTGATACAAGCAGTCCCCTACGGGCGGCACTGGCTCGCCGTAAGACTTTGTCTGAGGCGGGTGGCCATATGGCGGCGGGTCAATCTGCAGGGAGTTAGGTTAGGAGCGTAGTTGTTGAGAGGTATGAAAGCCTGCGGGGGTCTCAAGCCCCTAGCTGACCAGCAGCTTTGTATCTGGTGAAAAGACAGACTTCCCGTCTGCAGAAAATAAAGGGAGTGAAAGAAAATCACATCAATCTGTCGATAGGGGGACATTAACCCTGAACTCAACTAGTTAACATGATGGTCACAACTAAGAGTATAAAAGCAAAGAAACCATCCTTGACCGCCATCCCAAGTAGGGGCGCTCCGTGCGTCCCTCCACCACCCGCGGGTGAATGGATCAAGGGACGTAGAGGTTCGGTGCCGATATCTGGTGAGGCTAGTTTAGCCCTTATCTCGAGAGAGACCTGCCAGCTTGACTGGGTCGGGACCTCGCAGGAGACCTTCGGGAGTCCTAGTGAGGCGGAACTATCAGATAGTGAGGGCAGTGGGGAATTATCCGGTGACGGGTTTTTCGACGCTGTTCCTTTGGGCTCGCGAAACGGTTGGCGACTTGCCTCTCACGTCGAAGAGGTTAAACGAATTGACATGCAGTATTCAGCTGCCATTAAGAACAAATTAAATGAAAGCTTAGTTTTGGAGGAGTACTTAGAACCTCTAGACTTGGCGGAGGACATGAGTCATGTCAGTAGTAACCCGTTTACGGTGCTTCCTACTGGCAATGACGATGAATGTACACTCAGCGGGCGACTTGTCGCCCGTGCCAAACGTCTGGTGAAATTTTACGAGGAGTTGGGAATACCTCGTTCAGAGAGTGTTGTTCCCCAGCAGATAATTTGCGGGGGGCTTCGGCCTGCCGTAAGACAATGCTTTGTCGATAGTCTTAGTCCTATTGACGAATTGAGTTTCAAAACGGTGCAAAAGCTCGAGAAGAGCTGTTGCAAGGTTTGTCTGCCTCGCTTCGAACAGAAACTCAACCAGTGGAAAGAGGCTCGGTTCCGACCAGTTGCTGTCGATGTGGAGCATTTGGTGCGTTTCAAACGCGCTCTGAAGCAAAACATTGAGAAGGGATGGGATCGAAGACGTGCTCCGTTCATACCTAACGGTAACGCTACCCGGCGTTATACGCGAAAGGCCGGAGGTAATTGGAATGAGGAAGAATTTAGCGGTGAATGCCGTTATGAGTTGGTGTTTAGTTCTGGGAAACCACGAGTAGTTACGTTATACTCGGCCGAGAACACTCGTCGACTTGCTCCACTCCATTATTCGTTGTACGACATGTTGAAAAGACGAGGGTGGCTGTTGGTAGGTGAACCGACCGACCAGCACGTTTCTC